TTATAATTATCCCATCTGAAGATGAATACATCCCACCTTTATAAATTCCAGCGTTGAAAAATTTAAGAAAAGCATTATTAGAAATAGATGAACCTGATTTAATATTTAGAACTGCGTCTAATGTATTACTAAATGTTGCGTCGTCTGTGGCTTCTAATTTTCCTGAAAATGTTGATGTATCTGTGCCTGAATCATAGGTTAAATCTGTTGTTTTTTGTTGTAATGTTGTTATATTTGTCGTGTTTGTATCAATTTCATCTAATTTATCATTTACATTAGTTCCATCTAAAGTTAATGTATCATTAATAGTTATATTAGGAACAGATAAAGCACCTGTCATAATTCCTCCTGATTTTTTAAGATATCTTGCATCTGCTTCTCCTAATGTAATACCTGTATCTTCTCCAGTTTGGAATACTGTAGGATTAAAAACTGGTAAATTTTCAGTAGGTGGTAAATATGAAGACATTTAAATTATATATAATAATAATATATATTTTTTTTTAGAAAAAATATAAGATTTTTTCTAATATATATATTTATATAATTAATTTGTATAATTAATATATTGTATAATTAATATATTCTATAAATTAAAAATTTTTAATTCATAAATGCGCGTAATTATATAAAAAATATATGTATAATTAAGGATTTTGGTTAATTATACAAATATTCAGGCATCTTTATTTTAATATATTACTATATTATATGAAATGTTATGAATGTAAGAAAAAAATTAATATAACAAATTCGTTTAATTGTAAATGTTCTAATTACGAATTTTGTTTTAAATGTCGTTTTAATCATAATTGTTCTATAGATTATGTTTATGAAAATAAAAAAATAATAGAATCGAAGAATCCTAAAATTGAATTTAAGAAAATAGATAAAATTTGATTTTTTTATATAAATATAATAAATAAATTTGTAATATTTTTTTAATTTTTATTATATATTTTTTAAAATTTTATTACAAATTAATAAAAATCATTAATTCTTGTATTATTTGAAAGATTTATAGGCTTTTTACACGATTTAGATACTTTTTTATCTAATTTCTTTCTTGCTTGTTTTTCTCTATTTATTTTATCAATAATTTTTTTTCTTTCTTCTTGTTTTTCTGTATGTCTTTGTAAATTTTTTTGTTTCTCTTCTTCTAAATGTTTTAAATATGCTTCTTTATCACCATTAAAATTTTCTTTAATATATTTATTTAATTTTTCTTGTTCTTTTACCCATTCTATATGATATGCTTTTAGTTCTTCAGTTTCTTCTTCAGTTTCTTCTTCTTTTTCTTTTTTTATTTTATTTTTTTCAAAATGTTTTTTCATTTTATTTTCTTTATCTTTTTGTTTTTGAATTCTTACATCATATAATTCTTTGAAATGATTAAATTCTTCATCATTTATAAAATAAAAATATCTCATTTCTTTATCTAATCTTTTCATTTTAGATTTTGTTATATCTTTTGTAAATATCTTTTTATACAATTTATTTATTATTTTATCTTGATTATATAAATTTGAAAAATCGAATTTTTCGTCATAATATTTATTTTTTTCAAAAATCATTTTATACTCATATTTAAACTGATTTATTTGTTCTTGATTTAATAATTTAGTTGATGATATATTATTTCTATCTATACATCCTGTCATATTTTTTAATTGTAATAATAGTCTTAATTTTTGATTATTATTCGATACTTTACCTAATATAAATTCATTTTGATTATCTAATTTTTGTAATAAATCATTATCACTTAAATTATCAAAGAAGAAATGTTTAATATTTAAATATTCTTGAACGAAATTATATCTTGAAATAATTTCGATATTATTTTTAATTGTATTAAAATCTGTATCTAAATTTAACCCTATTATTTCTAAAATCTTTTTATTTCTTTGTTTAGAAAAGAATTCTTTAGTATATTCATCAACATTATCAATTTCATCAATTTTTATTTTTTCTTGTTTATTAATTTTTTTATCTTTCATCATTCTATAAGTTTTTAAAATAAAACCTCTTTCATCTAATAGTTTCATAAAATGACAAAATTTATTAGTATTATAACAAATATCTTCATATTCAAATTTAGAAAATAATTTTAGATAATCTCTTTCTAATTTTGCATCAATCATATTAAAATTAGTTTCAATTAATTTATTTTCATTGTGGATTCCATAATCTATAATTTGATTATTTCTTTTTAAAACTTCTTCATAAGTTATTTTATTAGGATTATATGTTTTTTTAACAAAATGATAATATAAATTAGTTATATTTCTACATCTCGCTACTTGCTGGACCATTTGTTTCGTGTTTATAGTATGTTCTTTATAAAAACAATACACAGATCTTTCCATTGATGAATCAATACCATAAATAACTTTAGGAGAATAAATAATTTTATCATATTCATCAAAATTATAATATTCATCATTATTAGAAGTAATACATATAACAGATTCATCATTTAATTTTTCTTTAATCCCTTCTGCTACACCAGCAGAATCACAACAAACTAAAAATTTTTTTTCTGTTTTTAATTTTTCCATAAATAAATCTTCTGTTTGTATTTCATAAGCATTTACACCTTCATTGTGTTTATAAGAATTTTCAAATAATTTATATTTTTTATTAATAAAAGTTTCAATAAATTCAACTGATTTATTAGTGATATCAGCATCAATACAGATAAAATTTTTACATTCTTTTAGAATTTCAATAAATTTCATAAAAATTAAAACTCTTTTTGTCTTTAAAGTTGATGATGTAAAAAGATAATGAATTATTGATTCAAATTCATCTAAAACTAATATATATCGAGATAAATCAATATTTCTATGTATTCTTAATATTGAATCTAATTGAATAATTATATTATCTTCATTTTTTATTTTTTCTATAAATTCATAATAATCACAATTCAAAAAATTATCCTCGTTGAAATTATTATATTGTTCTTGACCTAACGATTTTCTTGAAACAATTGAAATAAAATTATCATTTGTTTTATGTAAAAAATGTTTTACAGATGTCGTTTTACCTGTTCCTGTATCACTTTTAATAATATAATTTATGTTTTCTTGAATAAAATCATAACCTAATTTATTTTTATTGATTTTTACAGATTCTAACGAAAATTTAGGAAGATGTTTTAAATTGTAATATCCACTAATATCTTTGTTATGAAATAAATCGATTAATAAATTAATATTACATCTATTAGGATTAACAGAATTCCATATTTCAATATTATTATTAATATCATATCCATCCCTTTTTTTATTAAATTCATCCCATAAATCATAAGCATCTAAAAATTTCATTATGGTCGTAAATTTCCAAAATTCAACATCGTTAAAGAATGATAAAGGTTTATCATCTAAAATTTGTTTTAAATGGCTTTTAGGAATATATAAATTTTTATCTTTTGTTATTTCCATATCTTTCAATTTAATATTAGAATCTATATTTTTTTTTTCTTTGATTTCAATCCCTTGGATAGAATTATCGTATCCATTATCTAATAAAAATTGTTTTACATCTTGAGGCATTATTTTTGAAGGAATAAAATCATTTTGTCCTTGATATTTATTACCTTTAAATGTAGAACCATCAAACATAATATAAGAATTTTCAGTATTTCTTGTATCAACGTGAATTTCTCCATTTTTACCATTGGCTATATCTTTGTCATATTGATAAAATAAATGAATTCCTCCTGATGCTGATTTTTGCGAGTATGTTGTTTTACATAATTCTTCAATATCAAATGGAAAATAAAAATTTTCTCTATGAATATCTAAATCAACAACAGTTAAATTATTTGTTTTACCTGTTCTAATCGCTACATTATAACCTTGTTTTAAAATAGATTCAATTGTTCTATTATTATATGTATTTTTATTATGTTTAAAAGGATATTTTGATTTTTTAGATCCTTTGATTACAATAAGTTTGCTTAAACTATCAAAAAATTCTTTATTATACATTTTTCAATTATATATATATATAATATATATAAAATTATTTCTTTATATATATATCAATGAAAAAAATCTATAGATTTTTTAATTTAAAAAAAAAAATAATTTTGTTATATTTTTTTAAAATTTATATAATATATTTTAAAATTTTATAACAATATAATTTTGCAACTTTTATATCTATATATTTATACAGATAATAATAATCGAATTAATTCATTTTTTCTTAATTTTGAATATCTTTTAAGATTATTCATTTTACATAATTGTTTTAATTCTTTTATAGTTTTATGTTTTAAAGAAACAGAATTATTTTTATATTCTATATCAAAATAAGCGTATTTTTTTATATTATCTAAAATATCCATTATTAAAAAATATACTCCATTAGCACCATATACTCCATTTATATTTGTCAATATTGGATGATATTTTTCAATATAATAAACTAATAACAAATCGATATCATTATTATTTTTTTCTAATCCATATTTTATTAAATTTTTCTCTGTATCATCTAATTTTTCATAATATACATTATATAATTTTTTAAAATTATTAATATTAGTATTAGATAACTCTGTTGTTATATTATCATATTTTTCGATTTCTCTATATTTTAATTTCATTTTAGTTTTTGTATCTAAATAACTAAAAATATTATCTTTTACAATTTCAGTTGGTAATTGTTTAAAATTTTGATTCATATTATTTTTTTCTATTATATATAATATATAAAAATCAAACCTTTATATATATATCAATTAAAATTTAAAATTTCTATATATTTTTTAAATTTCATCTGTGGTTTCACGCATTCTTTTATTATTATGATATCTTTCTAATGCTTTCTCTCTATGTGTATCTTGATTTTTTTCATACCATTTTTTAGAAGTTTCTCTTTGTTTTTCTAAAATTTTTTGTTTATTTTTTTCTCTATATTTTTTAATTGCTCTTTTCTGTGCTTCTGTGTAAGAACTATATTTAATAATAACTTTTGGATCTTGATTATTTGAATTATTTGAATCTTGATTTTCCATATTTTTTAATGATATATATATATAATAGAAATTAATCTTTATATATATATTAGAAAAATTTAAGATTGAATAGCACCTGATCCAACATCAATAGAAAATGAATTTTCAAATTCAATAAATACATAGTAATCTACAGTTTTAGCACTTAAATTTTGACCTTGGATTTGAACTGATTTAGGTGTGTCTCTTTCTAAATCAGTGCCTCTATTACAATCAACGTAATAATATAAAAATTTTCGTCCCCAGTCTGCTTGACCTATTAAACCACTTGTCAAACCATCTGTGTGTCCTCCATTCACACTATTACAACCATAGACATAGTTATTGAAAATTTCAAATTCGTATCTTCCATTTGTTTGAATTTGATTAACACCACCAACTTGAACGTTAAAATTCGTGATTTGAGCAAGTAAAGCAGTTGAACCTCCTCCACAGCACGATTGGGCTGATTGAAATTCTTGAACGCTACCATTAGAAGCCTGTGGAAACATAGGCATAACCAAAACTGAACGCACACCACGAATACCTGATGTAATCAAAGTGTTAAATGTTTGATTAGCACCTACAGAACTGATTCTAAAATTATAAATATCAGTATAAGAAATTCTTTTAGATGAATTAGCACTAATATAAGATGCTTCTAAAGATGGATTCATTACATATGAAGGAACCCATAAAGAAACACTTTGAGGTAATGATGAAGTTGTTGTTCCTGTGTAATTAGCGAGAGTGTTATCTAAACAAGTTTTACCAACAGATAAATCTGCTCTAATAGTTCCTGCTGCTGCGATTTGTCCAACTCCACCATTATTAGCAGAAGCACTTGCTACTATAAAAGGACAAATACCTCCATATTGAGATTTAGCAACTGCTTCTGCTGTAATAACAGTAGCGTCATTGGTAATGGTTTGAGTATGTTGATTAAAATTTATGATAAATCTAAATTGAAGACCTTTAGCCAGTGGAACGTGATTAAAGAAGTTATGTAAATGTCTTAATTTAATAACAGCCATAACTTGCACTTGAACGACTGGAGATTCACCTACTCCTCCAGCGTGTAATGTAAATACTTGATTTTTATATAATGTATCTGCTGATGCTTTTGATAAAAATACACTTTGAGAGACTTCATTAGCACTTCCATTAATTTTACCAGTTTCGTCATAATTAATATATTTCAATCTCTCTGAAAAACCTTTATTACCAATATTACCTAAACAAGCGATAGTTTGAGCGTTTTCTTGAATTAGATCTTGATTGTTAAAAGTTGCTGATGCTGAACCAGTTGCTCTATTTGCTGTATTAGAAGAAGCACTTAAAGCGTCATCAGGATAGAAACCTATTGTTGAACCTTGAGTTTTTACATCATCCCAAGATAATGAAGTCATAAGTTGGAACGCGTTGAAGAGTTCAGTAAAAGGAGTATTTTGAATAATATTTGTTCCATTAAGATCACAAGAAAAACTATGAATGATAGAAGTATAAGAGTTTTTCAAACCTATCAATTTAGATTTTGCTGTAGCATTAGCCATCCCAGCATTATTAACATTTGTGTTATTACCAACAGTAAGAATAAGTGGAACGCTTAAATATGCTTCTCTATAATTCATGAATCTATCACTGGTAGATAAACTTGTGGTTTCTAAAGTTGATTGACCTGAAGAATAAGAACCATTATTTTGATCTAAAACTTGAAGCCATTTTTTATCAGTCATAACTGAAGATGATGGCGCCTCTTCTACACTTTGATTATAAACAACTAAATCTGTTGACATTTTTTATATATAATATTATTAGATATTTTATAAATAAAAAAAAAATTTATATTTTTAGAAGCATTTTTATTTGTTATAAAATTTTAAAATATAATAAATAAATTTGTTATATTTTTTTAATTTTTATTATATATTTTTTAAAATTTTATAACAATATAATTTTGCAACTTTTTAATCTAATTTAACGTAATGTTGAACTTGTTTTGTAGATGAACCCATTTCTTCTAAATCTTCTTCTAATTCATTCATTTTTTTAACTGTATCTTTGTATTTATCAGTTAAAAATACTTTTCTAAACATATTGACAGAAAAATTAGGTTTATTCATAATTTTATGAAATCTTTGATTAACTTTAACAGATGATAATTTATTACCTTTAGAATCAAATAATAAATATTCAGTTGGATTAACTCTTAACCATTTATTTAAAATTAGTTTCAATTCTTTAGGAATTTCTATTTTATCTTGACCTTTCGTTTTTGATGTTTTATAAATATTAAAAACCATTGTTTTATTTTTTATAAAATTATCTTTTTCTGTATCTATATTTTTTATTTTTAACTCTGTAAAATCTAATGATCGCCTTGGTGGTATTAATGTAAATAAAGCGATCATTACGAAATCTTGAATTTCTTGTAATTCTTTCATTTTTAGATCACCTTTTTTATAATTAACAGAAGCCCTTTTTTTAAGATTGTTAAATATTTTTTTAATCTCTTCTTTTGTCATCCACGCTTCAGTTTCTTTTTCATTTTTATTTCCATTTTTTTTATCTTTATTGTAATTGTTAATATCTTTTAACATTTGTTCTTTAAATTCATTATTTCCAGTAATTACTAATAAAGCACTCAATCGTGTTTTTCTAACAGAACCAGGCATATCTTTTAAATATTCTAATATTTGTTTTGTTTTATTAAAATCTTTAACATCATTAAATTTTAAATCTTTTGAAATTGTTTTTAAAATGGATGTGTATGTTTTTATACTTTTTTCATTTAAATTAGGGCGCTTCTCCTTAATTAAATCACTTATTAAAACTTGAGAGATCATTTGTATATAATTTAGTTTATATATTAATTTTTAAAAATATATAGTTTTTTTATATTTTTTTTTCTAATATATATATATATGATAAATGGTTTATAATTTTAAGAAAAATAAAATTAATGGAGACAGAGCAGAAAATGAATTTAAGGCTTTATGTATTCATTACAATAAAGATATTTTAGATTCTACATATGAAGAAGATAAATATGAACATATTGACTTTTATGTAAAATTAAAGAAAAATATGAAAACTGTTGATGTAAAAAGTATAAAAAAGGTATATGGTGAATATAATAACGATTTATATTATATTGAATTAATAAATGATTATGGCTATAAAGGATGGATTTTTTCAGAGAAATTAAATCTAATAGCATTTGAAAATATAAATGAATATAATATATATCGTAGAAAAGATATATTAGATTTTTTAAATCAAACAAAAAATAAATATAAAGAAATAACAAGAAAGTTGCATTTTTGTAATACATACTCTAAATGTATTTTATTACCTAAAAAAGATATAGAACATTTTAAATATTATGAATTAAATAAAATTAAACAAACATAATAGAACAAATACAATATAATACGTATTTTTTTTATTATTCAAATAACATTTTATACATCTATAAACATCTCTATCAAATTTTTCATTAAAAAAATATCTTGTTGAAAAACACACTTTAATCATGTGAGATGTATAAAATGATTGATTACACATATCACATTTAGCAATTAAATACTGATATATTTCAAAAATTAATTCATTAGGAAGTTTATCCATATAATATATATTTATATATTTATTATAAAATTATCTACTTACACCACTCAACATTGAAACTTTTTTAAGATGATGTGCTGGTGGAATGTAATGGGTTGCTGGAGGTGCGTCTAAACCTATTATTTCATTTGCACCACCAAGACTTAAACCTCGTCCTATTCTTCCTCTTAAATTTTTTACAGGATGTGGTAAAGTTCTCATAGGAGGTTTGAAATCTTTTCTTAAATCTCCTATTTTTTCTCTAATTTGTTCTCTAATCTCTTCTCTTCTTCCAATACGACCACCAGCACGTAATCCTTCTCCTCCTGCTCGTAATCCTTGACCTAACATTTCCTCAACCTCATCTAATGCGTCCATTGCTTCACCTAAAGAACCACCAGCCATTAATCCAAGACCTATTGCTTTAACAGCCATATCGATACCTTTAGAACCATATTTAGCATTTACAGCAGTCAAGGCTGGAACTAATGGCGCAGCAGGCGTTCCTGCGAGTGCTGCGATACCTGCTGTAATACCAATTTTAGAACCTGTTTTTACGCCTTGTCTAATCATTTCACCAGCAACAGTATCTTTAATATTTTTCTTATAATATGCTGGTGCTTTTTTGATTGCTTTACCAGCCTTTGTAAATCCCTTCTTGATATTATCAAATAAACCTGATCCACTCATTTCTGTTTTTACTTCATCGTCATCTATCATATCTGGATTTTGATTAACTGCTATTTCTTCTTCATCTAATTTAAATTGTTTTCCTCTTCCTGAATCAAATGCTTTTGTTAAAGCATTATATTTATGTGGATGAACTAACATAACAATACCTTTTCCTTCCATTGCTCTATTTTTAGAAGCAAGTCTAATAGAGACTCCTTTTCTTAATTTTGCTTTTTGGGCTGGACTTAGTTCTAATCTAATTACTCTCATTATTTTATATATAATATTATTAGATATTTTATAAATTATAAAAAAAATTTATATTTTTATTCTTTTAATCTATTTTTATATTATATGATGTGTATAAAAAATATAGATTATGAATGTTTGAATTGTGTTTTGAATTTTTTACTTTTAATAAGTAATTCGATGTCTATGGTTATAACTTGTTATAATTTACAAAATGTCGAGTCTTCTATTGAATTTGTTTTAATATTAGTCTCTTTAGGTATTTCTATGTTATCTGTTGCTATTAAGCAGTCAATGAAATTAGAAAGTATTATAAAAGAAGAAAAAATAAAAAATTTGATTAAAAAAAGAGATAATATAGATGATTTAATAGAAGAATTATTTTAGGAGGAATGATAATTATATAAAGAATAAATGTTTAATTAAGTATAATGAATTATAACCAAGGTAAAATTTATAAAATTGTTTGTAATAATACAAATAATATTTATATAGGTTCAACTATTAAAAAATATTTATGTGATAGGTTAAGTCTTCATACACACAAATATAGAAATTTAAAAGAAAAATCTAATCGTGGTGTATTTTCTATAATAGGAGGAGGAAATTATAAAATAGAATTAATTGAAAATTTTAGTTGTAATAATAAAAAAGAATTATTAGAAAGAGAAAAAGAAATAATAGAAGAATATAAATTATCTTATAATGTGGTAAATGAAATAAATCCTATTACAACAAAAGAAGAATATATTAAAAGGGCTATAGAATGGGGGAGAAATAACCCAGAAAAAAAGAAAGAAATACAGAAAAGGTATGTTGAAAATAATAAAGATATAATAAATGAAAAAAAAAGAGTTAGGGTAAATTGTCCTCATTGTAATATAGAAATAAGTAAGAATTCTTTAAAAAGGCATATTGATAATAGTTGTAAATCAATAACCAAGTTGTAATAATATAGTAAATATTTCATTAGCCTCTGTTTTTGATATATGACCTGTTGTTGATAATTTTAATAATAAAACTTTGAAATCTTTTATCATATTTTCGTTGTTATTGCCAGCAAGGAGCATTCCACGCATAACATTAAATTTATTAATATCACTTTGAATTTTAGATAAAGTAGGAGATGGAATTTTTAACCTGTCATTAATACCTACCTTTTCAGCCATTTGTGCGAGATAATCTTTTTCGTCGTCTTTTAAAGTATCAACATCTTTAGGATTTACTGATTCACCTGAAATAAAATCATCTATAATTTTTTTCATGGATGATGACATTCTTCTATTTTCTAAACCTTTTATAGGAAATCCTTTTTTGGATCTAAATTGTAATTTTCCACCTTTTAATTGTTTTAAATCTAATTGATATCTTCCAAAAGGTAAAAACTTATTCATAGGATCTTGACGATTGACATAAGAAATATTATGAAGTTTATTAATATTGTAATTTGAATTAATATATTTATTATCCATTTGTATATATATATTAATTTATATAATATTTTTTAGTATTTTTTTGTTATAAAATTTTAAAAAATATATAATAAAAATTAAAAAAATATTACAAATTTATTTATTATATTTATATAACAAATTTATTTATTATATTTATATAACAAATTTATTTTTTATAAGTTTCTTTTGCTTTTTTCATACATTCTTTTAAAGATAATCCTGGGTTCTCTTTTCTACATTGCATCAAGTGTTGCATCCAAGCGTTCATTTTTTTAGGAGGCATAATTTTTATATATATAATCTAATTAGATTTTAAATTTTACTAATGATTTAAATTTTTTATTAGCATAAACTATTTGTTGTTTTGTTATTTTCTTGAATTGATATTAATTTAGATTTTTTATATTAACACTTCTGCCTATAATTCCTCTTTTTTTAGGTTCTTCAACTTCTCCTCCTGTAATTTGTTTTACGCCCCTTGCTATTCCTACAACAAATTCACTTATTTTTTGTTTCCAAGATGGTATTTTTTTCGATAATTCTGCTACATCTTGTTTAACAAATTCTTTATTATAAGTTGCACCAATAGAATCTAAAGCATTCAATACGAAATCTTGACAATTGTTTTTCAAAGGATGATATCCTTTAAATTTAGCATCAGTCATTCTTTTTCTTGTTAAATCAACTAATTCATTAATAGTTATATCTTTATTAAATTGAACTGGTGATGTTTCTGCTTTTTTTAAAAATGAATTTTTATTAACTTTTACAAATGTATAGGATTCTTGTTTATCAAAAGCATATTTATCATTTATTAAAATACCTAAATGAAAAAATTTATCGTAAGGTTGTTTTTTTAAAAATTGTTCTACTTTATCATTTGTCATTTTATTTAAAAATTCAACTAATTTATTATCTAATGGTTTTCTAAATATTTCTATTTTTTTGATTTTTTCTTTACCATATTTTTTTAAATTATTATCAGTTTTAGATCCAAATAAAAATGCGAGTCCTCCTTCAATCTCTTTAGGTTTATCTTCACAATTACATTTATGGCTTCGCACATGATCATCAAAAGAAATTCTTTTTTTGCTCATAATTAAATTATATATATTATAGTTTATATTTTTATTATAACAAAAAAAATATAATTTAAATTATATAATAATGACAATAGAAAACTTTTATAAAAAATCAGGGATGTCTAAATATTTAATTAAACAGGATAATCCAAATTTTCATTTACATAATCTATCAGTTTTACCTTTTAGAATGGTTGTTGTCGCCCCAAGTGGTTCAGGAAAAACTAATTTCATATTAAATATGCTTCAAAAATTTTCATCAGGAAAAGGAACATTTAACACTATTACAATAATAACAAAAAACAAACAAGAACCCTTATATGAATGGTTAGAAGATAAAACAAAAAAAACTGTTAAGATATTAGAAGGCATTGAAAATATCCCTAAATTAGATAGTTTCAATAAAGAAGACCAGCATATCGTCATTTTTGATGATTTAGTTTTAGAAAAAGACCAAAAAAAGATGAATGAATTTTATATTAGAGGTCGTAAAAAAGGCGTTTCTGTATGTTATTTATCACAAAGTTTTTATAAAATTCCTAAAGTTATTAGAACAAATTGCAACTATTTCGTTATTTTAAAATTATCAGGTAAAAGAGATTTAAATCTTATTTTAAGTGAATTTGAATTAGGCGTATCAAAAAAAGAATTAATGGATATGTATGAATACGCAACAAAAGAAAAATTCAATGTTTTACTAATTGATGTTGAAGCACCAAAAGAAAAGAAATTTAGAAAGAACTTTTTAGAATACATACAACCTTAAAATGTTATATTTTTTTAAATTATTATTATATATTTTTAAAAAAATATTACACGAAATTAGACTCACTAAATACTAAAAAATATATGTATAAAAAATTTAGTAATTTATGAGGACTAAAAAAATTAAATTTCAATACTTTTCGTTTCTTCTGTTCCTTTTTTTTCATTTTCCAATAATTTATTTTCTTTAATTGCTTTATGGACTGGTTCTAATAAAGTATCTATAAATTCTATACCTAATATATTCTGTGTGATAACATAACCATTTATTATTTCACCTAATATATCACCTTTAATTTCATCTAAAGTTGCATATTCAGTATCTTTATATTGATTTCTTACAGGTGTTAATTGTTTTGAATAAATATATGTTTTTTCAGGTGTTCTAAAAACCTTAATAGACATTTTCAAAAAGGCATTATATAAGTTCAAAACTAAAAGATTCATTTTATATATAATTCATTTAGATATTTTTTTTCTAAATAAATTATATATATTATGTATCCACAACTTGCTTATTATTACGAACACAGAGATTATAAATTACAATATCAAAAACAATATTATTTGAAAAATAAAGAATGGATTACTAAATATTATAAGTCTTACTATGAAAAAAATAAAAAAAATGATAAATCTATAAATAAAAAAAAAAATATTTTACAAAAAAATAAGAAACTTGAAAAACCTACTATTCAACAAGAAAAAAGAGATTTTTCTTTAGTTGTTAGTTTTGATTAAATTTTTAGAAAAATAAAGAATACCCAATAGAAAATAAACATATAATATAAAAACATATAATTATTTAGGAATGCTCTTTAAAAATTCATCTCTTATTTTTATAGCATCATCTAAAGTGTAATCTTTTAAATTTAAACTCTTTGATAACAATCTTTTTTTATTTCTTATTATTTGTATTTTATACCTTAATGGGATTAATGAATTTTTTTTATATTCTAAACTTATAAATCTTTCATTAGTTCTTGTGGGTTTTATATTTTCTTTATTTTGTGCTTGTAAATAATCATCAGCCCATCTTAAGTTTGTATAATGATTATTTTTTTTATTTCTGTCTATATGGTCTATTTCATCTTTACCATCTGTTTTTTCTAAAAAATGAATTCCAACTAATCTATGAATTGATTTTACTTTTTGACCTTCAGGATTTCTTAAATTTATACATAAATATCCATTGTGATTATAATATGGTTTAATTTCATTTCCAGTTCTTATATCTATAACTCTCCCACAATTAGAGATTTTATAAGTTTCGTAATTTTGAATAATTTTAAATTGTTCCATATAAATAAATAATAATTATCCCTTTAAATATATAATTATTTAGGAATACTCCAATCATTTTCTTTTAATCTTCTATTATAATCATTTATAGACGCTTTTAAAGTGGGTTTATTCCAAAGCAGGAAAATTGCAAGGTATCCAGCCCTTTTAGGGTCATCTGTTTTTAAATCTATAGTATGACGAGCATTATAATTTTCTTTTCTTTTTTTATCTTTATGATCCAAAAAAGTTCCAAATTTAGGATTTGTTAATCCAAAATCAACTGTATCGCCATCTGAAAAAGTTGCTCTAAATCGTTTATGGCTTCGCACATCATTAATTTCTTCAACTTTATCTAATTTATAATTATATACTCTATATTTATCAAAGTATTTTTTATCTATTTTTCTTGAAGGTCCATCCATCAAAACAGAACATAATCTCGCATATCCCCACGAATAAGGGTTTTGTTTAGGTCTGCTTCCTGATGTTTGATATGCTTTCATACCTTTATTTTTAATTAATTCTTGACCTTTTTGTTGTAATAAATTTTTATCAATCCATTCTGTTTCTGTAATTTTATGGTCGTATTTATCTTCAAACTGCTCGCACCAAGGGCTTCTTTTAGATTCAAATTTAACATCTTGAGGACGACTGGTTTCTTCAAATATCGATTTAATTTGTTTTTTCAAATCATCTCCTTTTAATCCTTTTATATATGTTTCTGGAACACTTCTTTTTTGATTTTTATATGTAATCATAACTTTTTTATAACCATTACCATAAATCATATTTATATAATAATATATAATAAAAAAAATATATTTGTTTTATTTTTTTAAAATCTAACTAAAATATATATAATAATGAAACTTCCAAAATGTTTAAAAAAAAGGTTAATCGATATTTTAGATGATGATGAATTAATTTATATCATTTTTAAATCTTTACATTATTTTAAAAAAAAAACTGATAATGAAATAGATGATTTTGTAATAGAATTTTTAGATATGAAATTTAATAATTTACATAAAGATTAATTTCTAATTTCCATATTTTCAATATCAACTTTTATATCATCTCCATTTTTAGTGATATCATCTATATCTGCTACTTTATTAAATACTTTATCTAATCCTTTTGGCGCTGTATTAGGTTCTTGAAAAAACAATTTCAAAATAAATTCATTTTTTTTCCAATCTACAACTTGATCTAAATCTTCAAATAAATCTAAAAATACAGCACTATCTAAATAAATATTTCCTGTTCTATTATAAAATTTATTAATAAAATGTAAATAAGCCATAACAAACCAACCACAAGCATCACTCATTAATGACTGAATATTTTTAGTGGTGTAATTTATTTTTTTTTTAAATCGTTTTTCAACAATGTTTTTTATATCTTCAGGTGGAGGCATACCATACGAATCAAAATAAAATGGAGTAATTACTTTATTTACTTTACCTACATGTAATCCAACCCAATGACTTCCAATATTAGGATTTCCATTTTCATCAAATTCATCCATTAAATTGATAACATAACTTTTATTGGCTTCTAAATCATTAGGTTCTAAATCATCTTTAAAATAAACACCTTTTAATGGAATACCCATTTTAGGAGCGAGTTCTAACATTTGAAAATTATTCAACATTTTTATATATATATTATATGATAATATTTAAAATACTAAAAAATTTATACACTTTTTTTTTAGTATTTTTCCTAATACTAAAAAACATGCTTTAAAGTTGCATAATATCATATTAATTAATATTAATTAAATAATCAAATATTTTTTATTCTTTTTTCATATTATAATGTTAATGATTCTAACTTTTTAATAGTCTCTTCCATTTTTTCATTTTGTTTTATTAAAGATTGTGCTACAGAAATTAAGGGACTTATTAATTCATTGTATCTTAAACCAAAACTATCATTTTCTTCAATATACAAACCCCAATCAAAAGGCATCACCTTTTTAACCTGTTGAGCAATTAAGCCTGTATGTGTTTCTTTATTTTTACCTTCTTTCCATTTATAAGATACTGGATTTAATTTTTTTACGAAATCAATCATTTTTGTTTCATCTAAAGATTGAATCCAATTTTTTTGACGTTCATCAGAGGTATTTATCGTTGAATTCGTTGCAAATATTTCAGTGAATCTACGTGTAGATGATCCTAAATCATAAGTATTATCTATATTAGGTTGTATATGATTAGAAAATAATGTATTTCTCAAATAGGTTTGACCATTCCTATCCATAAACATAACAGCATTAGGGTCATCTCCAGCACCATCATCAATAGCAAAACAAATCCCAGAAGTTGAAGTATTTGAATCGTCGTATGCTGTGCCTATATACATAGTATTAAAATTAGAATTATCTAATACAATTTGAGGAACAAATCTATCTACTCCTGTTGTTGATCCAATATTTCCAAAATCTACTGTTGAATCTGCTGTATTATTAGAACAATGAATTTCGTTCGTATGAATTAAATCAAATCTTTTTGTATCTGTTCCTATATTTAAAGTTCCTGACGTAGAAGCCTCTAAATTAGATGATATTTGTGTTTCTCCTGAAACAACATCAATATAATTTGTTTTTGATTGTAAAGCAGTTATATCCACATTATTAATTATATAATCACTTTGTAATTCATTCAATTGAGTTTCAATTTGTTCGTCTGTTAAATTGTCCTTAAATACTGTAGAATTAAAAGAACTTAAATTATTATCTGGTGGTAAATATGAAGACATTATTTATTATTATATATTATTTATTTAGATAAAATATTTAATCTATTTTCTAATAATTCATTTTTTTCTATTAAATACTGATATGTTTTAATTAATATAGCATATAATTCATCGTATCTAACGCCTAATGAATCATTTATATTTGATAATAATCCCCATTCTTTTAAAAATTGAGTTGAATGTGGTTCTAATTCTTGATATATTAACCCACTATGAAATCGTTTTCCATTTTTCCACTTATATCGAACAGGTCTTAAAGATTTTATAAAATTTATTGTTTTTTCTGTATCTAAATTTTCAATATCTTTTTTTTGTCTTTGATCTGAAGTATTAATAGTTCCATTACTCGCATATATGTCATCCCATCTATAAGTTCCATTTCCTGCTGAATATGTATTATCTATATTTGGTTGAATATCATCGTTTCTTAAATTTTGTCTATTATATATAATACCATCTGCCTTTGATAACCAGCATAAATTAGGATTAGCGCCTGATCCACCAGAAATAGCGATCGTAAATCCATTATTAGAATTATTACCATTTTCGTATCCTTGACCTATATACATTGCTCTATTTATATTTGTATTGAAATAAATTGCTTGATTAATAGCATCTATTCCTGTTAATGTTTCAATATTCCCTGCTGTTAAATTCGTGTCTAAAACTCCATCATTTATTAATAATTTATTTCCATAAAAATTAAATGTATTATTTTCACTTAATCCTAATCTATGATTACCATCATGATTGGGGACTAAATTAGAGGATAAAACAGTTTGATTTGAAATAACATTTATATAATTTGTTTTTGTTTCTAATGTGTCTATATTTGTTTTTATAGTATTATTTTCCCTTTGAACTGTATTTAATT